GCGTTGGTTGATGCGAATATCTTCAACGGTATTGGCACTGCTTTGAGCGGTATTACAACGTTAGATTTACAATGGCAATTTAATTCTAATGTCTTTGTTGACAATGTGACAAGAAACACAAGGACTGTTGCTGATGCATTTTTGACAAGCCCGGAAACTGTTACCATAGGTACAATAGGCGTCTATGTTGCTGTTGCTGGAACTAATTGGTCTAGTGATATTTCAGACAGATTCACGTCATCCACGGCAGGCATCATAACTTATATTGGTTTAAGTACGATTGATGTGAATGCAACCGCTTACTCTACAGTCGAGAAGGTTTCCGGTGGTACGGATAAGATAGCGACCAAGATTGCGCTGAACGGGACAGTTGTTGATAAAACAATAGGCGCGACAGAGAACAGTACAGCAACTGGTGTTACTTCTGCCGGTGTAATTACGCTTGTAACCGGTGATACATTGCAGTTATTTATAGCTAATCTGACTTCGACCGGTAATGTTATAGCCGATGAGTCTAACTTTATTGTTTCCGCAGAAGAGAAGGGATGATAAGAATCTATTTCGCAGAGAGTGATGGGCGATTCTGGTTGAAGAGGTTTCTTGAGCCAGGCTTCTCTCATTGTTTCATTGCGACAGAAGGTGTGATTATCAATCCATGCTTTCATTGTGTTCAGGTATTCCCTGATGGTGGCGAGTATGAGTGCACTACGTACCTTGATATTGAACCCAAAGAACCTGAAGAAATCCAACGAACTATTTGGCAGGTGTTTACTTGCGTAAGTGTGGTAAAATCATTTTTAGGTATTAACAAATATACACTATGGACCCCATATCAACTGTTCCAATACTTATTGAGGAATCCTAATGGGTAGCAGAAAAAGACCTAAGCCACCACCAGCAACGGCTCAAGAGAAAGCATTCGCCAGGCGTTCTGAAGTATCTTTAGATAAAGAGATAGCAGAAGAGAACAGACGTAAGCGTTTATTGCTTCGCAGTACATTGGGCTCAGGCACATTGCTCAAAGGTTTAGCCTCTACTGGTGGTACTGCAAGCTTCGCAGGTACAACTTTCGCACCTCGGTCTGCTGCTGGTGGTGGTGGTCGACCTGGTACATCTTTGCTCGGCATTAGTGGTGGCGCCCCAGGCGGCGGAACCAGAGGTGGTGCTAGTGGCGGTGGCGCGCGCGGCGCGAGCTTCTTATAAATGGCACAATTACCGGCCGGAATCACAATACAGAGCTTTAATCAGCGATATGACAGAGCATTTGCTGTTCAGTCTACCTGGCAATCTTTGTTGTCTGATGCTTATGAGTTCTTTATTCCTCAACAGAATGTATGGCGGTTCCAGAATCTAAGCCCGGGTCAAAAACGTGATTCACGTATCATGGATGGGTTGCCTGAAGATGCCATGAACGAGGGCGCGAACAAGGTTAAGTCTGCTATTACTCCAGATTTCCGAGAATGGGCGAAACTTAAGCCCGGTTTTGAGCTTCCTGAAGACATTAGAGAGAACCAAGAACTTAAGGAACAGCTTCAAGACATTACCAAATTACTCTTTTCTCACATCAATCAATCAAACTTCTCCATTGTAATAGGTGAGGCTTATAAGGATTGGTTGATAGGTACCGCTGCAGTTGAGATTCGAGAAGGTACTGACCCTGATATGCCTGTTTTAAGTTTCCACGCCCATAACCAACAGTTCATCGCCTATGAAGAAGGGCCGATGGGCTTTATTGAGAACGAATACAAGAATAGGCGTGTGGCTGCACGTAACGTCAAAGGCACTTACCCAGGAGGTGATTTCAGCCAAGCGATAACAGATGCGATTAAAGATGCCCCAACAACTGAGTTTGAATTCAGGGAAGGTTACGTTAAGACCAAGGAAGGTTATTTTTTAATCGTACTGGAATCAAACACAGAACAAGTCGTATGGGCAGAACGTCAAGGCAGAACCAACCCTATTGCTGTATTTAGATTTGCAGTCATGGCAGATGAGATCAGAGGTAGAGGTCCGGCTTTGGGTGCTTTGCCTGATGCGCGTACATTGAACAAGATCCAAGAGTTCGCGTTACAGAAAGCGGCCATGGAACTGTCGGGCATGTATCTGTCTGTTGATGACGGGACGTTCAATCCCAATACAATCACTATTAGTCCGGGCGTAGTGATTCCAGTGTCCTCAAATGCCACGGCTAACCCTACGCTACAGCGATTGGATACTGGTGCTGATTTACAATTAACATTGTTTGAAGTTGAGCGGATTGGTAATCATATTCGTAAATCCCTGTTCAACAATCTACGAGATCCTACAGATGCGGTCATCTCTGCCTCACAGTTCCTTGTGGAGACGCAGGAGCTTGCCAAGAGTATTGGTAGTGCATTCGGTCGAATCAACACGGAAGGGCTGGTGCCCATGATGAACCGCTCTCTAGAGATATTGCAGCGTAGAGGGATTGTGCCTAATCTGATTATTGATGGTCGGCAGATTCAAATACAGTTCACTTCTCCCCTTGCCCAGGCCCAGGATACTGAAGATTTATTAGGTGTTCAGGCTGCTATCGAGATGAGTAACATCATGGCCGGTCCTGAGATGACAAGTCTTGGGTTTAAATTAGAAAATATTCCAGAATTCATCGCCAATAAAACCGGTATGGATGTGACACTTGTTCGCTCAGAAGGTGAACGAGCCAAAGTAAAAGATGACCTCGCTAACCTAGCAGCAGAAGCTGCGTCTGCCTCAGAAGAGATACCAGATGACCAAGCACAACAAGCTATCGCCTGAAGAAAAAGCCAAGAAAATAGCCGGTGATGCAAGGGAGCTTTCCCTGGCATATCTTCGGTTATTTGGCACGCCTGACGGTCAGAGAATTCAAGAAGACCTGAATAACATATTTCTCATCAACCAAGTACACGCTGACGCTAACCATGATTATTGGAGTGGTGCGAAGGCGGTGATGGTTCATATCCTTCAACATCAAATAGCAGGATCAAAATAATGCACACAAGAGAGAGTCTTGAGCTAACAGGGAAGCGGGACGGGCATTCAGCCTTAAGAGATATAGGACATATGCACGGAGTTAAATCCACGAGTTCTGATCGATTAATCACCAAAATACTGGAGGCTCAGAACGATGTCCCAGTACCTAGCCCTGTTGATAGCTCGGTTGAGTTCAGTGGTTTCGAGGGATTGACCGATAGAAAGCGGAATCTTGAGAAAGCTTTGGGTATGGCAGGTGATTATTTCCCTTCATTGATCCCGGAAGCAAAGATCCCGGATCTTGAAGAGGCTTTGAAGTCTTTTGCCCATCAGTGGAATTTCAATCGAATTGACTTCTTTCTCAAGTTCCAGGCTTTCCGTTTATACAAGGATGGGAAACACGTGGACTGGATTAATTTAAACGAGGTTGTACGGCGATATAACCTTAAATTTGCATTACAGGCGGCTTTGATGTCGCGAAGAATGTATACAGCACCAGATAAGAGGGCTTACACATGAATGAAACGGCCGATACAAGGAATCAAGAGCGAATATATGATCTCAATCCAGTTTGCAGAACATTCAAAGCTAACGTTTATGGCGATCTTCCTCCGACAATGGAACTGATCGCCGCTCTTATTCAAATTGTAGCCAATGACAGATTTAATGGTATGTCCGTTGAATCAAAAACTAGAGCATTAAAATTCGTTTTAAATGAATTCGAGGAGTGTAACTCATGAGCGAAGCACCAGCAGCACCAGAAGGCGAACCGCAACAAGAATCTGGAAGCCTTTTAAATGCTACTCCTCCAGCAGGTGAAACTATCCAGACTGCGGAAGGTGAATGGTTACTTACTTCTGAAGTTAAGGGTATTGGCGACACTCCTGAATGGTTCAAGTCTGACAAGTACAAGACTGTACAGGCCCAGGCTGAGGCGTATAACTCCCTTGAATCCAAGTTTGGGTCCTTCACCGGTGCGCCCGATGAATACGAGATGAATGTCCCTGAAGGTTTGGAAGGTGAATTCGACAAAGACGATCCCTTGTTAGTTGCCGCTCGGGAATACGCCAAAGATTCAAATATGAATCAGGATAGTTTTGATAAACTTGTGAACCTTTGGTTAACCAATACTATTGAATCGCCTGAACAAGCCCAAGCAGCAATGGCCACTCAATTGGTCGAAGTCTTAGGTGATAACCATGCACAACGTATCTCGCAGGTGTCAGGCGCCTTAAGTAACATGCTTGATGCTGACACTTATAACGAGATTGCTCCTTATGCTAGTACTCCCGGCGCTATTCGATTGGTCGAGGCCGTTATTCTGGCTACTGCTCCGAAGGTTGCGCCTATCGATGGCGGTACGAATCCTGAAGGGTTTACGATGCAAGGGCTTAACAAACTGCGTAATGAGCGTTATTCAGATGGACCTAATAAGGGTGAGTTAATCTTCCATAAAGATCCAGGAAGGCGCAAAGATATCCAGGCCTATAGCAATGCTTTGCATGGTGAGGGCTAAACCCCTATAATGTGATCATTAGAGGACACGTCCGCCGACCCCTCAAAAGTTTATTAAGGCTCCCCTAACGGGAATACCCTGACAAAACAAAGAGATTTTAGGAGGACGTTATGTCCAAGAGTTTATCAAGCGTTGCCGTAGAAGATTTTGATTCTATGGTGAAGCAAGAGTATCAAGGCGTAGCCGAGCTAAACGATACGATTACCATGCGTGACAATGTGGTAGCCGATACGTATAACTTCCGATTGATCGGACGCGGCATTGCCAATCAAAAAGCAACTTCCGATGATGTTACCCCCATGGATGTTGCACACACCAAACAACTTGCCACTCTCGAAAACTGGCTAGCACCAGAATTCACGGATATCTTTGACCAGGCTGAGGTTAACTTCGATGAAAAACTCGAACTCGCCCAGGTTATTGCGATGGCATTAGGCCGAAGACAGGACCAGCTGGTTATTGATGCGCTTGACGCATCTACACCTACGGCTACTGCTGTTGGCACAGCGGTTGGCGGGAACACTACTCTGAACAAGGGTAAGGTTCTAGCGGCTTCAGAAGCGCTTAATAATCAAGGTGTGCCTCGTGATCGTAACCGGTATGCAGCTATCACGGCTGATGGTCTTTCCGGTCTGTTGGCTACTTTAGAAGTAACTTCAAGTGATTTTGTTGCGGTTCAAGGACTGATCACCGGGGAGGTTAACTTCTGGATGGGTTTCTTCTTCAAGATCATTAACGATCGATCTGCTGAAGAAGGCGGCTTAACCATAGTTGGTTCTACTGTTGATTCATGGTTCTGGCATAAATCTGCTATGGGCATGGCTCGCGGCATCCCGATCACGACCGAGGTGAACTACATCCCGGAAAAAACTTCATGGCTTTCAAATGGATTCCTCAAAGCAGGCGCAGTAAATCGCGATGCTCGGGGTCTGGTGGAAGTAAACTACATCGAGGCTTAAGGAGAAAAGTATGGCTTTTGATAGAGATTTTCTCGCACGCACATCCTCTTCGGCTAATACCAATGCCAATGCGACTTGGATGTATACGACGCCTGATGCTATTGCAACAGTAGTTGCGGTTGATTATTTTCTCGCATTGAAAAATGAGGTTCGAGTTAATGATGTGATCACAATTGTTTCATCTACCGGTGGTACGCCTGCGGTCACGTTTACTTATTTCAACGCGGTTTCAAGCACTACCGTTGATGTAGTTGATGGTTTGCTGATTCCGGCGACGGATACGTAGATGGCATCAAAGATTGATATCATATCCCGGGCTTTATTGCTTCTAGGACATGATTCGATTAATTCACTTACTGAGCCGGGTCGAGTGGCCCGGGTCGCTTTGAACCTTTATGATGATGCGAAAGAGTCTGCTTTAAAATCTTCAGATTGGACATTTGCACGATTCAAGGTCCAAGTGGCTAAATTAACTACTAATCCGCCTGATGAGTTTGATAGTGCCTATCAGCTTCCTTCTGACCTTCTGAAACTCTTATTTATCCGACCTAGAGTCAGGTACAAGATTTATCAAGACCAGCTTTATACGAACGCTACGGGTGAGATTTTTGTTGATTACATCGCTAACATCAGCGAAGCGAGAATGCCGCCTGATTTCTCAAGGTATTTATCTTTCTTATTGGCTTCTGATTATGCGATCCCGATTCGAGAAGGTTTCACAACTTCCCAAATATTGGATCAACGCACGACCAAATTCAGGAATGATGCTGTTCAGAACGATTCATCACAACAACCCCAGGATAAGATTGCATCAAGTCCCTTCATAGCCGCTCGACGTGGTGGCGGTCGATGATATGCCCAAGGTTCGCACGATTCAAAACAACTTCACTTCAGGCTTTGTTGACGAAAATCTAATAGGCCGAATTGATTTAGAACAATATCGTTCAGGCTTAAAACAGGCTGAGAATGTCCTGACTCTTCCGCAAGGTCCGATCCGTAGACGCGACGGGACTTTGTTTATCGATACCCTTCCCGGTGTATTTACGCAGAATGCCACAGTTCCTACGATGGTTAACGGCGGTACTCCTGCCGATATCATTGATGATGATGCAAGTACAACAACCACAACGACGACAGCTATAGGCGTTTTGAATCCTTATGTGGTGGCTGAGTATGACTTGGGTTCTGCTACAAACGTTCTATTTGTTGATGTGATCGGGATTCTATTTGATGCGGCCGGGACCAGTACAGAGTTTGAAATCCAATGGTCCACCAATGGTTCCACATGGAACACTTTATTCGCTATTCCGAGCGTTACTGCTGTAGCTCAAGATATACGAGTACCAGGTGTTACTGCGCAGTTCTTTAGGATTGCCAGGATAGGATCGACTGATCTCACGACTTTACATATCACATTGGGTGATTTCCTTATCCATGAACAATCCACTATCTCTAATGTGAGAATGGCTGACTTTGAGTTAAGTGATGATAATAAATTTTTGGTCGTTTATACCTTCAGGAATATCAGGATTTACAAAAATGATATCCGGTTGGTTGACCTGGGTACTCAGTATTTAGATGCAGAGATTAAGGCGATTAACTTTGCCCAGGCTGATACGGCGCTAATCATAGTGCATGAAGAGCATGAGCCCGCTCGATTGGTAAGAGGCGCGACTGATGCGGATTGGTCATTAAGTGATATTCCATTTATTAAAGTCACCCAATTAGACTTCAATGACGCTTCAAGCCCTGCTGCGACAAGCTATATAGCTACTTTGACTTTCGTAAGCTTTACCGAAGGCGATAGATTCCAGATAGATATAGATGGGGCTATTACCGAAACTATAAGTTATACCACAGTGGATGCAACGCTTGAAGCCAATGTTCAGCGGGAAGTTCAGAAGCTTTTTATCCTGGGTGAAACAGGTGTTATTGCAAGTGTGACGGCATTAGTTCTTACTTTAACTTTAGCTGATGCGAGTGCCGGCCCTTTTGAGGCCCCGGTAGCTTTCCCTACGTCTTCACTTAATTCTGCTGCAGCAATTACCGCGGTCAGGACTCAGGAAGGCGTATCGAGAAAGGAAGATTTATGGAGTACGACCAGGGGCTTTCCAAAGACAGCGTCTTTTTACCTATCACGTCTTTACTTTTGGGGCACTAAGTCAAAGCCTCAAAGCCTTTTAGGCTCCAGAGTCGGTCAATTCTTTGATTTTGATACTGGCGAAGGTTTCGACGATGACGGTATTTTTATCACTGTTAACACAAAAACCCGAAACACAGCCGCGGCAATCGTTCCGGCCAGGCTATTACAGTTGTTTTCGGCTTCTGGAGAGTTTGCCGTTTCCCAGGTGCCTCCTACGCCTAAGAACATTACACCTCAATCACAAACAAGTCATGGGACTTCAGACGTTGACCCGGTGGAAATTGATGGCGCCACCCTGTTTATTGAGCGAAAAGGCAGGACTTTAAGAGAATTCTTGTTTTCTTTGCAGGAACAGGCATTCCTGGGCTCCTCCTTAAGCTTTCTGGCCCAAAGCCTTATCAATACACCTATAGACATGGCGGCTCTTAGAGGGCGCTTTGATGATGATTCCAACTATGTCTTCATTGTGAACACTGACGGGACCATGGCAGTTTATAACGTGCTTCGTTCCCAGGGTGTTGGCGCTTTTACCAAGTGGACAACTTCAGGGCTTATTAACGCTGTCCGGGTTGTGGATGATGAGTTCTATATGAGTACAACCAGAAACAGCGAACAGTTTTTAGAACGATTTGATAAGGGTGTTTTAACAGATGCTGCGGTTAGTAAGACTCAAGCTTCCTCAACGACCGTGACGGGTCTGGATCATTTGAACGGTTTAACGGTGAGAGTTAAGGCTGACGGGTCTGTTCTTGATAGCCAGGTTGTTGCAAATGGCCAGATTACAATGGAGCGCGCCGGGGTCCAGATTGAGGTAGGTGTAAATTACAACCCAACTGTTCAACCAAATCCGCTTGATGCTGTTGGTAAGCAGGGTTCAGCGCAGATGGAGATTAAGAAGATTTATGAAACCAAGCTTAATGTCATTGATACAACTGGTTTAGTGGTGAGCATTAACGGCTCTGATCCTGTGCCATTACCTAGCAGAGCTTTTGGAGAAGGCGTTGATTCACCTTTAGATGTTCCACCTACTGAGTTCACGGGCGTTATACCAAGGATAATGGAGAGTTTGGGTTATGCAGATGAGCGTTTACAGTCAATCGTGATTACCCAGGTGGACCCTGTTAATATGACCATAGCGAGCATTTCATCAAAAGTGGAGACAGCATAATGGGTGCATTTACAGCTCCTGTACTAACAGCAGCAGCGGGTATATTCCAGGCTAAGCAGCAAAGAGAAGAAGGCAAGGCCCAGGAAGCGGAGTTAAACCGCCAGGCTGAGACGGAAAAGCTTGCAGCAGTTGACCGGGAAGGTCAGAGGCGCAGGCGTGTAAATCAAATACTCGCCACCACGATTACTGAGACAGGCGCGAGAGGCATTAGCTTTGAAGGTTCGCCGCAAGCAGTTGCAGCTGCTGAGATTAAACAAATCGGATTAGCTGAAGCTGGCGCTAAAGTTTCTGACTTATCAAGAATCGCTCAGATAAAACGAGCGGCCAAGGGTGCGCGTATTAGAGGCAAGATAGCCGCCACAGGAACGTTGCTGACAACGGCTGCTCAAACAGCTCAACAAGTGGCACAAACCTAATGTCTGAACGATTTCAATCAACTAGCTTTCAATTACCAGGTTCATTCGTCACCAATCTTCAGGGCTTTCGTGACGCCACCCAAGAAATTGGTGGATTCTTTAACAAGAAACGTGCGGAGAAAGCGGCTGCTGAAGGTGCTGCGGCGGTTGATCCTTCCGATCCTCAATTACCAGAACAAAGAGGAACATTCAGGGCATCTAATAGAGCGTTTAATCAATCCTCTCTACAAGCTTATACAGCGGCGATTAATAATGATGCGCTTGAGAACACCGCAAGAATTCAAGATGAGAACATTGATAACCCTGAATCGTTTCAAAAATCCTTTGATGGTTACAAATTGGGTTTATTGTCTGAAATACCAGATGAGGTTAAGCCTGGCATTATTCAGATGCTTGATGGCCTTGAGACTAAAGCACGGATAAATGTCGGGAAGAACTTTAGAAACAAGGCGGAAGCAGAGAACGCGATACTAATTAATGCTGAGCAGGATGCTTTAAAGAAAGAAATCGGTTTATCTACTGATGAAATGAAGAAATTAATCAGGGAAGGTGATGAAGAGGGCACAGTTGCATTACTAAGGGTTATCGGCGGATTAACCGGCCAGTTAACCAATCTTCCAGAGGCAGAAGAAATTCTTCAAAACGTGAATAAAGCGGCATTCATGGAAAATGAAACGGCTGATTTCATCAATTTCATTCAAAGCCCTGATCCACAAGCCAAATTCCAGGCTGCAAAGGAATTGGAACGGCTTCGATTATTGACACCTCCTAAAGGGATTTCGCTGGAAGAATGGGATAAACAGGTCGACGGCGTTGTTCAGGAAGCCTCAGATTTAACCGAAGCCAGAAAAAAGGCCAGGGCAGTTGAGCAGGAATCATTTGAAGCTGAAAATACTTTTAAACTTTCCGATTTAACGACATTGAATAACGATGGCTTGGTGAGTCGTGATCAACTCGGACAAGCATTTGAAAACGGGATTATCCCGACGAAAGAAAAGTTATTTCAAATGGATCAGGCTCGACAAAAAGCTTTTCAAGATGGGCAGGAAGAACGAAAAGTTATCCGGCGATTGAATGGTGATACTAGCGTTGTGCTGGATGCTGGCGCAGTGAATGAGTTTTATATTAAGAATGTGGCTGAATTGTCAGTTGCAGAGAAGGCTTTGTATACCGATAAGGTAAAGATGGTTCCTGCTGAATTGCGGGCCCAGGTGGATACACAGTTATTGAGTGGTGAAGTAGACCAAGTAACGGAAGCGGCTTCATTGATTGACGCTATTGATCAGGTACCAGGCTTAGAATCTCCATTTAGCAATAACGTCAGGGCCAATGCTGATCTGGTTGTTAAGTTAAGTAAGAATTTAGCACCAGCGGAAGCGGTTAAGATAGCCGCTACGCTTACAAATCCAGTAGACCAGAATCGTATCGAAGCGAAAGATAAAGAATTTCAGGAATTGACCACAGCATCCTTTGGCGGTGTTGATTTGAGTGTTGATGATATAATCGAGAGAGGGTTATTTAACATCAACATTCCGCCTTCTCCGCTTAATAAGGCGAATATGCAGGTTGAATACACTGACCAGGTCAAAGCCTTGTTCTTATCTGGTATGAGTATCGATGACGCCCAATCCAGAGCTGCTTCGATTGTTAGAAGAAACTGGAAGGATCAGGAATTCATGGGCAAAAGTGAAGCCTTTAAATATCCATTGGCTGATTACTACGCTGTCGAGGGTTCTATTAAATATGCTGAGAATCAGTTACTGACTGATGTTCAGGATAATATGGTGTTTGCTAATCCGGTACAGAAAGAGGATATCTTTTTGTTGTCTGATAAACGCACAGCGGATGAAGCTTCTACCGGTAAGCCTTCCTATTTGATTTATGTCGTTCAGGACGGACAGTTCCTGCAGACGGGACAAAGATTCCGACCGGATGCAGAGGAAGCGGTTAAAGCGCGAGATGTCAGGCTTAAGAAATTAAGAGAAAGACCGACAAAAGGTTCAGAAATACTACGGTCTGATTTTGAAGGATTTAAGGCCCTATAATGCTGATACCTGACGAACGGTTATATTCAGAGGTTGGTCGACAGATAGGTAACGATGAGATTGTTTCCGACTTCACCCCTAAGACAGCAGATGTTGTTCGTGCTGCGCTTGCTACCGAGAATACTTTGGGATCTCTCTTCGTTAAAGAATGGGGCTTGCCTGATGGTTATGTGAGCAATGAAGAATTTAACCCTTTTGAATTGCTGACTGATGCCGAGAAAGACAACCCGAACTTTTCTGAAAACGCGATGCTTGCTGATACGCCAGAAGAATTAAATTCTTTAAGGAAACAGTTTCAAAAAGAATCAGATGCCAGGAAAACACTAGAACAAGCAGGAGCTTTAGGTGCTTTGGCGACTTTTGGTGCTGCAATTGCCGATCCTATCAATCTTATTCCTGTTGGTGGCGTGGCTTATAAGACTTACAAAGGTGGCGGATCTGTTCTTTCCGGTGCTATCGCGACTGGAAGTGTCGCGACTGGAGCAACAGCGGTAACAGAAGCAGGATTACATGCAACTCAATTACAACGGACCCATGGCGAATCCATAATTAATATGACCGGCGCCATGCTTTTAGGTGGCATCTTGGGTTCTGGTGCTGCTGCGTTATCCAATAAAAAGCTTTTGTCTGAAATCGATGACGTGATGGATGTTGAACCAAAGCTAGCCAGGGGTGAAGATTCTGTTGGTGCGATGAGTGCTATTGAAGATGTTCAGATAACCGGCAAAGTCTCAAGAGGTCTAGCGAAGATTCTAGGTTGGGATCCACTCTCAAGGACTTTGACCAGTAAAAATCCCGTAACTCGATCAATGTCCGCTAAGTTGGCAGAAAGCCCTTATCTACTCGAATCCGTTCATTCATGGCTTTAAGATCACGCAGATCATTAGATGATTGTTTTTGTAATTTAAGACGTTCCTTCTCTGTCTTGGCGGCTTTAATTTGACCAGCATACCAATCCTGCATATCAGTTAATGAACTGGTCATTTCCAGATCACCATCAAAAGCTTTAGTGAATTCAATGTCGGGAATGGTTCGCCTAACGTAATTTCTGGCCAATAACTCAATATCATTTTCAATGAAATCTTCAAAATCCGCGTCATTGACGTTAAATGATCGCTCTTTAAAAACCCCGGATAGACCGCCACGCCTACCTTTTGAAGCACTTTCAGTACCAACCTTGTAATCATAAGGCAACATACCATCTCGAGCATTCATAATCCTACGCGCTATCTGGCCAGCAAGGTCGTCGAAATCAAGATCTGCATCTGGCTGCTCTTTTTTCAGCCAGGCAGAAGTTTTCTCAACAAAGACATCCAGCTTAGCTGCAACGTTCTCAGGTATCCATTGTCGGTTAAGATATTGAGCGGCTGTCTCCACGCTTACATCTTCAGGTAATAGCTTAGCCTCAATCGCCTCTTTCTTTACCGGTGCATAGGTATTTGTCTCCCATGCAGCTGCTGCTTTCTTTACATTAGGATCATCAACAGAACCTGGGTTTCTCTGCTCCCTGGACACAAGCGTATTAAAATCCTTTCGCTTAAGCGTGCCCCCGGCCTCCCTGAACGATTTAAAAGACGCCAGATGTTCCATATAAGCTACATTGTAATTTTCTGCTGTCTTGACCT